GGCCGAGCGGCTCAAGACCTCCGACTACGCCGCGATGATCGCCGAGGTCCGGCCGCGCTGCGCCGGGCTGAAGACCGTGGTGCTCATCGGCCACCCGGAGTGGCAGGCGCTGCTGGACGCCGGGCGCCCCCTGGACCGCGGGGCCCTCGGCGCCATCGAGCTGGACACCACGCCGTAACGACTGAGGGGCCGGTCCGGTCAGCGCCATACGCTGTGCACCCGGAGCGGCCCCTACGGGGGTCATCATGCCACTCGCACGGTACCGGGAACAGTTCTGGTACGACACCGAGGCGCTCGCCGTCAACGTGCCGGCCCACGTCTTCCCCCGGTTCTCCAACGTCCACGCACTGCTGTACGCCGACAGCGGGGGCGTGACTCCGCTGCCGAACCCGGTGAACACGGACGGCTCCGGCTTCCTCGACTTCTGGATCGAGAACGGGGACTACTGGGTCCGGATCAACGGCCAGGCGTTCTATACGATCGTCGACCTCGATCCTGGCCTGACCCACGTCTGGCCGTCCACGTTCCAGTGGGACCAGGCGGCCCCGGCGACCACCTGGGTGATCATGCACGGCCTGAACAGCATCCCCGCCGTGCTGACCATCGACACGGGGAATGAGCAGGTCTACGGCGAGGTCGCCTACATGGACGACGACAACCTGACCATCACCTTCGCGACGCCCACGGCGGGCGTCGCCTACCTGAGGAGGTAGTTCCGTGCCCGGTGTGCAGTTCGGCCAGCAGATCGACATGAACGCCAATAAGATCACCGAGTTGGCGCCCGGCACCGCCGGGACCGATGCGGTCAACGTCAACCAGCTCAATGCCTTCGCCGATGGGTTCTCGGTGCTGGTCGGCGACGGCGTGGCATCCACCTTCACCGTGACCCACAACTTCGCCCTGGCCAACAAAGACGACTTCATTACGCGGGTGGCCGAGGCAGCGACCGGTGTGGAGTACACCGTGGAAGTCACCTCCATCGGCATCAACTCATTCTCCGTCGCCTTCGGATTCGTCCCCACCTCGGGTCAGTTCCGGGTCTCCGCGCTGCCGGTGCGCTGATGAGCGGCCGTCGGTTCGGGCACCTGGCCCGACTCCTCAACCTCACCGCACCCCCCGCCGCACCCGGCTCGGGGGACATGTGGTATCGGTCGGACACGGACCAGGTGCGCGTGTCCGACGGCCTGGCGGGCGAGTCCATCACGGTCGGGCCCACCGGCAACGTGCCGGTGGTCCGGTCAACGGCCTGGCACAACGTCCCGGCGTACGGGAACGCGGCCAGCGCCAACGTGCCTGACGGGCGCATGTTCGCGATGCCCTTCTGGCCCGGGCGCACCTGCACCCTGACCTCGATCGCAGCCAACCTGACCCTGGTGGCGGTCGGGGGCACCCTGCGCATGGGCCTGTACGCCTCCGACGGGGTCCTACCGACCACCCTGATCGCTGACTTCGGGGCGACGGCCGCGCCCCTCCTCGGCACCATCCAGGCCACCCCCACGCCCGTCGCGGTGCGCCCGGTACTCCACTACCTGATCTGCGGCCGACAGGGCGGCCTGCTCAACCTCGGCGTCACCACCCGATCGACCTGGGATCCGATGATCTGCCCGACCAGCCCGGTCATCGCAGCCAACCGCAACGCCTATTACATCGACGGAGTCGGCGGCGCGCTGCCGGCGTCCTTCGGCGCCCCCGCCGGCACCGATCAGGGTGTGGCCCTGACCGTGCAGCTAACCTGATCAGGGAGGAGGCCCCATGCCCGCAATCAACCCGACTCCGGCCGCCGTGCCGACCGGACCCGCCGCGCCCGGTCCGTGCGACTGGCCCGTCGATGTGACGTGCTGTCCCCAGTGGGCCGACTTCTCCGTAACGATCCAGGCCAACGCGACCGCGTGGGCCACGCAGATCCTGGACGCGCTGACCGGCCGCCGGTTCTCCCAGTGCCCGGTCAACTACAGGCCCTGCGGCCCCCGCTGTAGGACAAGCTTCGGCTACCTGACCTGGCCCGTCGGCTCCCCCCAGTCCTCGGGCGGCGGCCTGCCCTGGATCATCCCCTACATCGACACCGGCATCTGGCGGAACTGCCACTGCTCGGGTGGGTGCTCCTGCTCGGCGCGCTGTGAAGTCCCCTTCCCCGGCCCGGTCGCCACGATCGAGCAGGTGCTCATCGACGGAGTGGCCCTGGACCCCTCGGCGTACCGCCTGGACTACCACCGCGGCGTGCCGGTCCTGGTGCGCACCGATGGTGAGTGCTGGCCGCAGTGCCAGGACATGGGGCTCGGGCCCGAGGACGTCGGCGCCTTCAACATCGTCTACCGGCCCGGCGAGCTGCTGCCCAAGGCCGGAGAGATCGCAGCCGGGCTGCTCGCGTGCGAGTTCGCCAAGGCCTGCGCGGGACAGGACTGCGCGCTGCCGCAGCAGCTCTCCTCCCTGTCCCGCAACGGCATCGAAGTGACCGTCGTCGACCCCACGACGCTGCTGGAGGACGGCCGCACCGGCATCGCCAACGTCGACCTCTGGGTCAAGGCGATGAACCCGTTCCGGCGCGTCCGGTCATCGACCGTCTGGACGCCGGACAAGCCCGGACCGAGGTACTCGCTGTGACCCAGGCGATCGTTCTCGCACAGCAGCTTCTGGCCTGCCTCCAGACCGAGCTGGGGGCCAGTCCGTACCCGATCCCCGCCCAGTACGTGATGCTGCGTGCCGGCGGTGAGGTCACCCCGCTGCTCGGCACCCGCGATGACGAGTGCTGCCGAGGCCTGGGCTGGGTTCGGGTCCAGTCGGTCTCGGGGGTGAGGACGCTCGGCGAGCTGGACAACGTGGCGTGCTTTTCCCAGGAGCGGCGCCTGATTCTGGAGCTGGGCGTGGCCCGGTGCGCCCCGTCCTCGGACATCAGCAGCGTGCCGACCGAGGAGCAGTGGACGGAGGCGGCGCTCCGCCAGGACGAGGATCAGGGCGACATGGAGGCGGCCATCTGCTGCGCCTTCGGGGACCTCGAGGGCATCGCCGCCGAGGAGGTGGCCGTGGGGGAGTACCAGCCCTTCGGGGTCGACGGGAACTGCATGGGTGGCACGATGACCGTGAACATCCTGATGACTGCCTGCTGCTGAGAGGGACGACGACATGGCGAGGCCCAAGGTCCGCAAAGCGACCGTGCGCATCCTGCGCTCGTTCGGGCACGTGCACGCGGGGGACCAGCTCGAACTGGAGATCAGCCCCGTGGTCCAGGGCTGGATCACGGTGGGACTGGCAAAGGTGGTGGACGATGGCCCGGGTCAGGCTGGACCGAGCGAACCTGAACCGGACGCTCACGAACGCGTCCCGGACGGAGCTGAGGGAGGCGGGCCGTCAAGTCGTGAACCGGGCCCGGGTTTTGGTGGCGGTGCGTTCGGGGCGGCTCCGGGGTTCGATCAAGGCTGACCCGCCCCGGATCTTCTCCTTCCGGGGAAGCCTGACGGTGGGCTCGGACCTCGAGTACGCCGCGGCCGTCAACGACGGCGCGCGGCCGCACATCATCCGGCCCAAGAGGCGCCAGGCGCTCCGGTTCGTGGTCGGCGGCGAGGTGGTCTACGCGCGCGTCGTCCACCATCCGGGCAACAAGGGCTCCCACTTCCTTGACCGGGCGCTCCGGGAGGTCGCGGCGCAGCGCGGCTACAGCTTCCGGTCGAACGCGTCCTAGACTCGTGACCATGGGCGACGAAAAGCAGTACATCGTGCAGATCAAGGGGACGGCGTACAAGTTCAGGCCGATCCCCGCCGATGACCTCTCCATGATCGTGTTCGTCATGAACATGAACGCCACGGGGGGCAAGACCTTGAAGGCGCTGACCCGCGTGCTGGCCACCTCGGCCGGTGAAGAGCAGTGGGACGCGATCACCGACCTCTTGATCGCCAAGAAGGTGACCATGGAGGAGGTCACGGTCAAGCTGCTGGAGAAGATCGTCGGTAAGCAGCGCAAGGAGAAGGACAGCGGGACGCCGAGCGGGGGGCTTGACGTAGCGGGCACCCTCCCCAGTGCCCAGTGAGTTCGCACCCCTCTCGCGCGACCCGATCGCCATCTACGTAGCCGGAGCCCGGGTCATGGTGCCGTTCCGGCCCGCCGCCGTATGGGCCGCGGGGCTGGAGCGCATTGACCGGCTCGCCGCCCACCTGGCGGACGACGTCGGCCGGGACGCCATCGTGGACCTGGTGATGGACTGTCCACAGGGTGTGGACGACGTGCGCCGCGAGTCGCTCCGGATCCTCACCGAGGCGGCCGGCAGGCCGTGGTGGGAGGCAGGGCGCCTGCTCTCCACCTCGGTGGCGCCGGACGTCCTCGGACGGCTCGTCCTCGCGGGCGTGGACCCCTGGCAGCGCTCGGTGGGCGAGTGGTGCGCTGCCACGTACGCGCTGTGCGTGAAAGGGCAGGACGAGAAGGGGCGCTTGCGCTTTGACTTCTCGCTCTCGGTGCCCCCACCGGGGTACGAGGATGAGTGGGATGATGGCGGAGATGACCCTGAGGCTGTACAGGCGCAGTTGGCAGAGATGAGGAGGTGATCCGGTGGCTTCCGTAGCCGAGGTTGATCTCGTCATCTCCACCGAGGACACGCTGTCCGATCTGGAACGTGATCTTGAGCGCATCATCCGGACCGCCGAGAACGGCGCCCCTGAGCTGGATGTGGAGGCCTCCCTCGCGGTTCAGGAGTCGCTGACCAACCTCCGCCAGGAGCTGACCCAGGTCATCCGGGCTGCCGAGGAGTCCGGGGACGAGATCCAGATCGAGGCGGCGCTCGACCGGGACCGATCCCTCTCCGAGATCCAGCAGTCGCTGCGCAACATCGTGCGCGCGGCCGAGACGGGCAACGATGTCACGATCGCACTTCAGGCCGAGGCGCCCGTGCTGGCCAACCTCGGCGAGGTGGAGCGCGACGTACGGGCGATCGTGGCGGCCGCCGAGGCGGCGGCCCCGCCCATTGAGCTGGAGGTTGAGGTTGACCGGGACGGCGCGGCCGCGCGCAGCTCGCTCAACCTGGGCAAGTCTCTGGGCACCCTGGGCAAGAGCCTCGGCGGCCTGGTCGGTGGCTTTGCCGGGCTGTCGGTCGGCGCGTCTTCCCTCACCTCGGTGCTCGCCGGTACGGCCGCCGCCGTCCAGGCCATCGCGCCGGCGGCGGCCCTGGCGACTACCGGGGTCCTTGCGCTCCAGCTCGCGACCAACACGGTCAAGCTGGCCATGGTCGGCGTCAAGGAGGCCATCGACGTTGCCTTCGACCCTGAGGCCAAGCCTGAGGAACTGGCCAAGGCGCTGGGCAAGCTGGCCCCCGAGGCCCGAGACTTCGTGCTCCAGCTCCGGAGCATGCGCGACACCTTCAAGGACGTCCAGCAGCAGGTTCAGGCGAATTTCTTCGACGGGTTCGATGACGCGCTGATCAGCCTGTCGACGGACGTCCTCCCCCAGGTCTCCACCGCACTGCTCTCCACATCCACGATCCTCAACCAGATGGCCAACGGGGTCGCGGCCGCGGCGATCGAGCTGGGCGCCAACGGGACGCTCCAGACCGCGCTGCTGGGGGCGACGGAGGGCCTGGCCAACCTCTCGAAGATCCCGGGGCAGGCCACGACGGCGTTCGGTCAGCTCGCGGCGGCCGCGGCGCCATCCTTCGAGCGGGTCACCCAGGCTGCCGCGACCGCCTTCGAGAAGGTAGCGGGCAAGATCGATGCGGCGTTCAAGTCGGGTGGTCTTGAGAGCGCCATTGATGGAGCCGTGGATGCCATCGCGCAGCTCGGCCGCATCGCGGGCAACGTGTTCGGCGGCTTGGGCAACATCATCGGTACGGTGACCTCGCAGGGCGACGGGCTTTTCTCCACTCTGGAGCGGGTCACGCAGGCGTTCGAAGATGTGACCGCCTCAGACGGGTTCCAGCAGGCGTTGAAGGCGCTGATCCAGACCGGCACGGTCGTGCTGGATACCGTCCTCCCGCTGATCTCCACCGCGCTTCAGGCGCTGGGCCCCGTGTTCCAGGCGCTCGCGGCGCCCGTGCAGATCCTCGTGCGGGCGCTCGGCGACGGGCTGACCCGCGTGGTCACGGCCCTGTCGCCAGTGCTGGTGGCGGTGGGCAACGCCTTCGGTCAGCTCGTGATCGCGATCACCCCGCTGATCGACCTCGCGGCGGATCTCCTCGTGGCCATTCTGCCCGGATTGATCCCGATTTTCGATGCTGTCGGCCAGTCGCTGAACGCGCTGGTCCCCTTCATCGAGACCCTTGCGACGTCGCTGTCGGCGGCGCTGGTCCCGCTCTTCACCACCCTGGCGACCGAGGTACTTCCGGCTCTGCTGCCGCCGTTCGTTGAACTCTCAACCAAGATCATTCCGGTCCTCACCGAGGTGATCGTCGGCCTGACGCCGAGCCTGATCACCCTGGCCGAGACGTTCGGCGAACTCGTGATCGCCCTGACCCCGCTCATCGTCGAACTGATCAACATGAGCCTGGCGATCGCCGATGATCTGGCTCCGATCCTCGGCCCGCTGCTGGACCTGATCCTGAAACTGGTGAACCTCGGGTTCAAGTTCCTGGCCAGTACCGTGACCGGACTTATCATCCCGATCATCAACATCCTGGTCAGTCTGCTCAAGGGTGACTTCTCCGGCGCCTGGGATCAAGCGGGCAACCTGGTCGAGAGCATCAACCGGAAGATGCAGCAGGCCGTGCAGTTCATGTACGACAAAGTCATGGAAACCCTGCGCAACCTGGTCAACATGGTCCCGGAGCGCATCCGCGAGATGGGCGCATCCGCCGTCAAATCGTTCCAGAAGTGGGTCGATGACAGCGTGCAGCGCGCCCGCGAGCTGCCGGGCAAGGTCCGCGACGGCATCGGGGACCTGGGGAACCTCCTCACCTCCGCCGGCCGCGACATCGTCCAGGGCCTCATCAACGGCATGAACGAGAAGCTGGGGCGCCTGCGCGAGATTGCCAGCGAGGTGGCATCGACCGTCTCGGGCACCGTCAAGGGGCTGCTGGGGATCAGCTCTCCGTCCAAGCTGATGCGGGAGTACGGCCAGGACACGATCGAAGGCTTCGAACTGGGTCTTCAGGACCGCGTGCCCGAGCTCAGGTCCCAGCTACAGGGGATCGTCACCACGGTCCCGTCGTTCGCTCTCCCCGGGGGTCAGACGCTCCAGCTCCCCCAGCTCGGGAACCAGGGGCCGATCGTCCAGGTGTTCATCGGCAATGAGCAGCTCGATGGGCACGTGGACGCCCGCATTGCCCGGAACAACCAGGACCGGGACCGACTCGCGATCACGGGGGTGCGCCGGTAATGGCCGATGGCGTTGTTTATCTGACAGCGGACTTCACCGCTGCACCCGGCACCCAGACGACCGCCACAATCGAGCGGGGCCCGTCCAGCAGCGGCCCGTGGACGCTCATCGGCGAGGTGGACATCCTCTCCCAGGTCGGCGTGTTCTACGACACCACGGCGCCCCTGGACGAGATCCTCTGGTACCGCTGGACCGGCTCGCCCGGCGCCGCGGTCATCGTCCAGGGCCCCTACATCGAGGTGTCCACCGGCACGGTCCTGCTCAAAGACCCGCTGCGGCCGTGGGCCAACCTCGAGTTGATGTTCTGCTCGACTCCACAGCTCGCCCTCGCGGCCATCTGCGGACCGCTCGCCCCCGAGCTGGTGTGGGCCGGGTTCGGGGACAAGGTGTACCGGGCCGACGTCAACATGCCGGACGTGTACGGCTCCTGGGTCCCCGCCGATCTCTACGGCGTGCGCAAGCGGCTGGACAGCGAGCTGCACGTCTTCTCGAAGACGCTGGATGCGCGCGACGCGGTGGAGACGCTGTTCGCAGCCGGCGGCCCGATCCAGATCCAGACCCCGGCCGAGTACGGATTGCCGGACATCATCGTTCAGCCGCGGGACGTCCACGAGAACTACCTGTCGGGCACCCGGGACCAGCGGCGCCCATACCGCATCTGGGACGCCGACTTCACCATCGTGGACGCGCCGCTCGGCCCGCACCAGGGCACCGTGCTCGCGAACTGGTGCGCCCTGGCCGAGGCGTACCCGACGTACGCCGACCTGATCGCGTCCGGGTTCACCTGGGCGCAGGTGGCGTCCGGCGAGGCCACGGCGGGCGGCGACCCCGAGTTCGACGGGTTCGGAGAAGGCGGGTTCGGAGACGGCCCGTTCGGTGACGGAGGATAGACCATGCCCTACAGCCCGTACGTCCCCATTCCGATCGGGTCCCTCGCCTGGGGGACCCCGGTCAACAACGCGTTTCAGGAGCTGGATGAGACGCTTCAGACGTTCCCTCAGGATCACGGCCTGATGTACTGGCAGTTCGATCCGGCGACCAACATGGTCGGCTCCACCATCACGTCAGGCACCGTCAGCATGTCGAAGCTGTGGATCCGGCGCGCCATGACCGTGACCAACCTGGCCGTGTCCGTCGCGACCGTCGGCGTGACCCTGACGGCGGGTCAGAACTTCCTCGGGCTGTACGACGCCACCGGCACCCGGCTGGGCGTGACCGCCGACCAGACCGCGTCATGGGGTACGACCGGCTACAAGCAAGCGGCTCTGACGGTGCCCGTGGCGGTCGCGGCCGGCCCGTATTGGGTGGCGGTCCTCTCCAACGCCGCGACCACGCCGGCGTTCGCGCGCGGGTCCGCGCTCGTGGCGTCCATCGCGAACCCGAACCTCACCGCGACCGACGGCCGATTCACCACCGGTCCGGCCGCGCAGACCACGATGCCTGCCAACATCGTGATGGCGTCCCGGACCCTCTCCGGCAACACCATCTGGACGGCGCTGGGCTGATGCTCCCCTCCAGCACCCTCTACAAGAGGGCCATCCACACGCCGCACAGCCTCGCGTTCCGCGTCGACCTGCTGGACGGCCCCGGCGGCGCGGTGCTGGAGAACGACGTGCCGCTGTTCGGCGGCTCGATCACGGCCAACCTCACCCACCGGGTCACCCGCCGCGGGTCGTTCACGGTCGATCAGCGGTGGTGGCCCGGCACCGACCCGGCCGCGCCGCTCACCCCGTACCGGACCGTCGCCCGGATCCGCGCCGGCATCCAGTACGGCGACGGCTCCCGAGAGATGTTCGACCTGTTCACCGGCCGCGTCGGGGACCTCACCCGGAACGCGGACGGCACCGTGACGGCCGATGTGGAGGACCTCGCGGCCGACGTGATCGGGTTCCGGTTCGAGGAGCCCCGCAACAGCGACCGGGTCAACGTCCTGGACCAGATCCGGCGCCTCATCACCGAGGCGCTGCCCGAGGCGACGTTCGGCACGGACAACGTGGCCGACCCGAACGCGATCACGCCCGCGCTGACGTGGGACGAGGATCGGGGCAAGGCCCTGGACGATCTCGCGGAGGTACTGGGCGCTCGCTGGTACGCGCTGGGCAACGGGGATTTCGTGGTGCGGGCGTACCCGTACGACGTGGGCACCATTGCCCAGGAGATCCGCGACGGCCGCCCGGGCGGCGTACAGGGCCTGCTGACGGCCGGCGCCCCGAAGCTTTCCCGCCGCGAGGGAACCGCCAACAGCATCACGGTGGTGGTGGAGCGGTTCGACGGATCCACCCCGTTCCGGATCCACGCCCGCGACGACGTGCCGGGGTCCCCGACGCGGTTCGGCGGCCCGTTCGGCCGCGTGTCGCAGATCATCAAGGTGCAGACCCCCCTGACGCAGGGGCAGGCGGTCACGTACGCGCGGGCTCAGCTCAATGCGGCCACCGCACTGGCCTCCCGGTGGTCGGCGACGATGACGCCCGACTTCACGCTGGAGCCGGGCGACACGGTGCGCCTGTCCTCGCGCGGGGTGACCGAGGTGCAGGTGATCGACCAGATCACGTACACGCTGGCCGCACCTGGGACAATGACCTTGTCCACGCGCGCCTACGTGCGGGCGCAGGCGACGCTGGGAGGGACGACGTGAAAGAAACCGACTGCCTGGGGCTGCCGTACCCCGAGTGCGATCCGCCGCTGGTCAAGGACGCATCGGACATCATCCAGTTCAAGGCGCTGGCCGACGCCACCGACGCGGCCGTGCAGGAGTACGCCGATCAGGTGACGGCCGACCTCCTCCAGCCGCCCTCGGCCCGGCAGTCCGGGTTGACCGGCGGCGGCGCGGGACAGGACTTCGTGCAGTCGTACAACACGGCTGTGTCGTGGGCGTTCCCCGCGTCCATGGGCGATCTCGTGGCGGGCGGGATCCGGATCCCCGAGAACGGCTGGTACTGGGTGGGCGGCTACCTCCAGATCACCCTGTCACCCCAGACGGCGATCAATACCAGGATCGAGCCGCTCGTCAACGGGGATCCGGTGTCCTCCCGGCAAGGGCCGTCGTACTCGTCCGGCGTCGGCAGCGCGGAAGACCTGACGTGGATCGACTGCCTGTTCCTGCAAGCGGGCGACGTGGTGACGACCATGACGCACCACAACGGCAACCCGGCCACGGTGATCTCCTATCAGGGCGACATCTGGGCGTTGCAGGTGCTGGCCAATGGGTAGCCCGGTGCCGGTGCCCCCCGAGGGGCTCTACACCGAGTCCCGGATCGGTGTGGTCACCTCGGCCACCCCGAACTCCATGTTCGTCGACGTCGGCGGGACGGTCATCGAGGTGGCGTTCATCCAGCCGTTCACGAACGCCGCCGTGCTGCCGCCCGCGGCTGGCACCGTGGTCCAGCTCATCCGGCAGGCCGCATCGTGGATCGCCGTTGGCAAGGTCATCGGGGTCGGCTCGAACTCGATCCTGAACCCGTCCTTCGAGAACTCGGGCCCGGGCGCGCAGCCGATCAACTGGGTCTCGTACAACGTCTCCGGCGTATCCACGGCGTCCGTGGTGGACATCCCGGACGCGCCGGAAGGGGACCTGGCGGTCCTGGTGTCGTCCGCGCAGGCCTCGGTGCACTTCCTGTACTCGTCCCCGATCCCGGTGAACGCGGGCGAGGTCTGGTCGATCTCGGCCACGGTCGGCGGCAGCTACACGGGCGGCCCGCAGACGGCCGACGCAGCTCTGATCGGGCTGTGGTTCGCGAACGCCACGAACCTCTACCCGACCACGTCCAGCGCCGACACGCTGATCACGCAGGATCTGGACCTGCCCCAGTACCCGCCGTTCCACAGCCTCTTCCAGAACGTCACCGTCCCGGTGTCCGGGTTCATGCGGATCGCCCTGCGGTCCACGCTCGCGGCCGGCCAGGGGCTCGTCTGGGACAACGTCATAGCGCGGAGGGTCTGATGCCTGCGAACACCCCGAGGGGCTACACCTACCCGCTCTACTCCGACCCGGCGAACCCGCCCGCCCAGATCCAGGATTTCGCCCAGGACGTCGACGCCGACGTGCAGGCGATCGTGACGTCGGCGAACGCCGCCCTGTCGGCATCGCCGTCGGCGCGCATCTCCGCCACGGCCAACCAGGCGGTCGCGGCGAACACCAACGTCACGGTCACCTTCGCCACGGAGGAGTACGACAACGCGGCGATGGCCAACCTGGGCGTCAACAACGACCGCATCACCTTCACATCGACCGGGTTCTACCTGATCGCCGCGGAAGTCAACTTCGTGTCGAACGGCAACGCCACGGTCAACGGCCGGTCGGGGACGCTGGTCTACACGGGCGGCGCCTTCGGGAACGCGGCGTACCGGGTCCGGGGCGCCCAGTCCATGGACGTGGAATGGAGCGTCACCACGCTGGCCCGGGTCACCTCGCTGCCCGCGATCGTCCAACTTCAGGTCCGGCAGGAGTCCGGCGCGTCGCTGAACATCTCGGCCCGCAGCCTCTCCGTCACGAAGGTGGCGATCTAGATGCCCGCAACGACCCCGAACCGGCTGTACCCGTACCCGCTGCCCGGGGACCCGACGGACGTGCCCGGGGACCTCCAGCGCCTCGCCGAGGCCATCGATGACGACGTGTGCGCGCTTCAGAGCGGGTTCAGCGCGCGGCCGGTGGCCCGGTTCCGCGGCACGGGCACGTACGCGTCGCCGACGCCCGCGTTCCCGGTGAACAGCCCGCCGAACATCTTCACCGCGCGGGTGCCGTTCGACACGGTGGACTTCAACACGGCCAACATCACCATGGCCGACCAGGGGGTCGGCAACCGGCTGCTGTTCCCCGAAGACCCCGGGTTCTACTTCGGGCTGGCCACCGTCTACGTGCCGGTCAACACGGTGGCGGGCACCACGGTCACGTTCATGGGCCTCCAGATCCGCCGCGGCGACATCACCAACCCGACGCTGGGCGCCTCGGTGCGCCTCGCGGGCGCGTCCAGCAACGTCCCGGTGGACG